CACCAACGGCGCGGCGTTTAACTTCCGCGTCAGCGTGGAGCGCGGCGAATCCGGCACCGGCGGCTATATCGAGGCCGTTTCCGGCGCATTCCAGTAAGGAGGACAGTATGGCTATTGAATGGAAGAAAAACGACCTTCCCACTCTGGCACAGAAGGTGGCGGACGACGCTTCTGAAACCTGCCAGAACTTTATTTATGCTGGCATTGACGTGGAGTTGTCCGACGGTACGCAGCACTTTTCGCTGATGCCCAACGACCAGACGAACATCGACTCGATGTTTGCGGCCATTACGTTGGGCGCGTCCGAATACCCTTACCACCCGGATGGCGGCAAGTGCGTTATGTACAGCGCGGCAGACATTATTACTCTGTACAGCGAATACAAGAGCTTCGTCACCAAACAGACGACCTACTGCAATGCGCTGCGCCAGTGGGCGAAGCGCGAGACCGACCCGAATGTTATCGGCTCCATCTATTACGGATGCGCCCTTCCCGAGGACCTCGAAAAGGAAGTCGGGGACATTCTCAGCGCGGCGCAGGCGCAGATTACGGCCATCATCAACAAGCTCTCCGCCTAAGGAGGACCGAAATGGCAAGGAACTCTGTATGTAAAACTGCCATCCTCTTTGTGTTCGGAGGGCTTGTATACTTCGGACTCGAGGTGCTTTTCAGAGGACATAGCCATTGGACGATGTTCGTCCTCGGCGGATTCCTTTTCCTGATTCTCGGTGAGCTGAATGAGGGCCTGCTTGAGTGGGATACCCCGCTCATTTGGCAGGGCGTCCTCGGCTCGGCCATCGTGACAGGAGCGGAGCTCGTTACCGGTATGATTCTCAACGTCTGGCTCGGCCTCGGCGTTTGGGACTACTCCGGTATGCCGTTCAACTACAAAGGGCAGATTTGCCTCCCGTTCAGCATTTTGTGGATTTTCGTGTCTATCGCGGCCGTTGTCCTCGATGACTGGCTGCGATACTGGCTGTTTGGGGAGGAGCATCCGCACTACACACTGTTCCGGCGCGGCGAGAGCCGCTGAAAGGAGCCGCCAATGAACCGCGAGGAGAGGCTCGAACAGCTTTTGACGGCCACCGTTAAGCTGCTCGACCGGTGGGAGGAATACTCCCTCGAAACGAACTGCGGGGAGCCGGAGGGCTACGGAGCAGCCCGCGCGGTGGTACACGCAGAATTTTCCGTACTCAAACAGACCGATAAAGGAGACGTCGAGAATGAGCGTAATTACCTTTAAGCCGAACGACCACACGAAAATCACCACAGACTTCGAGCGGTACGAGTTTGCCTGTCCGTGCGGATGCACGGCGCAGATGATTGACCCGGAGCTCGTCCAGAAGATGCAGACCATCCGCACCAAGCTCGGCAAGGCCATCAAGGTTACGTCGGGCTACCGGTGCGTGAAGCACAACGCAGACCCGAAAGTGGGCGGCAGCCGGACAAGCCGCCACCTCTACGGCATTGCGGCCGACTGGCGCACGAGGGACCGGAGCGTAAACCCCGTTGCCCTCGGTATCATCGCGGCCGCACAGGGCTTTGGCGCGGTCGGCATCTACTGGCACGACAAGGCCGCCATTGTCCACACAGACACGCGCGGAGGCAAGGCTACATGGCTTTGCGTCCGGCCCGGCGTGTATCCCAGCACCACCTACAACAAGTTTGTCCTGCCGACCATCGAGCAGGGTTGCGAGGGAGCCGCTAACCGCGCAGCTACGGTTATGCTGCAGCGGCTCCTCGGCATCCCGCACGACGGCAGTTTTGGCCCGGCTACCACAAAGGCACTGATGGCGGCCCAGCGTAAGCACGGCCTCACCCCTGATGGCATTTGCGGCCCCAAGAGCTGGACTGTCCTGTCAGGCGCAGACAAATATCTGTGAGGGAGGAGGTGATACCAGTGGAAACATGGCAAATTCTCGTCACCGTTGGAGTGCCGTCTGGAATCTTTGGATTTGCTGTCTGGCTGATTGAGCGCAAAATCGAGCAGCACGAGAGAAAGCGGACCGAAGAAGCCAAGAAGCGCGAGAACATTGAAGCCCAGCGCGAAAAGAGCAGAGAGGAGCTGCAAATCTGCATCTATGAAACTTCTCTCGCCGCCATCGCCCTCGGCGAGGCCACCGCAAAGGCAGTTCAGCGCATCCCTGACGTGCACTGCAATGGTGATATGCACGCAGCCTTGGACTACGCCTCTAAGGTCAAACACGCACAGCGGGAAGTCGTTTCCCGCTGCGGAATCAAATCCATTGTCGAATGAGAGGAGAACGCTATTATGAAGTACAATAACAAAGTTTCCGCCGCCACCATCGCCCGTACCGCTGCTCTGCTGCTGGCTCTGGCAAACCAGATTTTGAGCGCGTTCGGCAAGTCTCCGCTGCCCATCGAGAGCAGCACGGTGGAACAGCTCGTCACCACGGGCATCACCACCGTTACGGCCCTGATTAACTGGTGGTACAACAACTCCTTCACGCAGGCCGCTATCGAGGGCGATAAGACCTACGAGAACGTCAAGAACCAGATTCACTAAGGACGCCCCAGCAGCTACCACATAACAGCACGAGCCTCCCGGTATTCCTCGCACAAGAGGGCCGGGAGGCTCTTTTTTTTTATTGCTGTTTTTTGCAATATCTTCCCCGGAAACGCACTTAAAACAGCATTTCAGGCGCGGTTATTCTCGTAAAAAGACATTTTCGGGACAGAAATGCACTTTTTGATACATTTTCTATCATTTCCGTGGATAACCGCAGAAAAACGGCGCGGAAATACCAGAACGACCCGAAAAGTGGAAAACTGGGTGGAAAAAGTTGATAAAAGGGTCATGCGAGACAACACACGCAGTTGTCCCAAAATACCACGAAAAACAATATAACCGGAGCGGAAATACCGTTTTGAACGCATATCCGCGCGGATATGCACTGAAAGCAGCATTTCCGGGTATTTCCGGCGAAACAATCGACAAAGTAGAGTAAAGTAAAGAAGAGTAGAGAATATATTATACTCAGCGATTTTGCAATCGCTGGCGCGAAAGCCGTTGCCATTGTCCCTGTTAGGTGCTATCATAAAAGCACGACCACCAACACAGGACAGGAGGACAACAGTTATGGGTAACACAACTGCGTCCCTCACCCACGAACAACTGTTCGGGGGGGGGGGTAACAAGTAGCGGCGCGCGATTCGTAGACCCGGCCAGCATCCCAATGGACGAGGTACGGGAGAGGCTGAAACAGCAGTGCGCGTACAAGCCATCGCTCGAAATCAACTTCGTAATGAGCAGGGATTCCAAGATTGCTTGCTTTTGGGGAAAGCAATTCTACATCACGGACGATTCATTCACCCCGGAGCTGGTGTACGAAACAGAATCTTTTGTAAACGCGGCCTCCATTTCAGACGGTTCAAGATACGCCGTGTGCCAGACAGCGCACAACGCCCGGAACGACGAGGACAGCGGAACATTCGCTGTGATAGATGTTCTGCACAAAAAGGTACTAGGAAAATACCACACAGAGCATGGCTGGAAGTACATGACACGCCTGTATGTGGACGAACGGGAAAAATGCTTTTGGGCATACTTTGGCGATGACAAAGAAAAAGTGAGCTTTGCGGACCGCGTGAAAGAGGAGCCGTCGCCGGAGCAGAAACCGGAACAGCCCAAAAAAGAAAACCTGGCAGCGGAGCCGAGCCAAAAGCAGAACAAAAAGGCGAACATCATAGCCATCGCTGTTGCTGTGTTCTTTGCGTTCATGCTTTTTGGCGGATTCGACCTTATAGCACCCCGAAAGAGAACAACCAGCACAACCAGAGTATCGACGCCGGAGACGAACCGGAGCATCCTCGAAGAAACCGCGCTGAACGCGCTGGACAAAGAAAGCGCAGCCTACATATCGTCGATTGATGCATTCTATTACAGCGGCAAGTACACGCTCACCGTCCGAACCGTTTCCTCTGGCGGCCTGTATCTCCCGATAGTGGCGGAGCAGACGGCGCAGGCAGTGTTCGACAAAGCGGCAGAGCTTGGTATCACGCTTTCGGAGTACAAGGTCGAGGAGTTCAGCGAGGGCAACAGCAGCAAGGTGGAAAACCTGATACTTTGGAAAAGCGCGGATGGTGTAACCGGAACCTACACAGACGACACCGGCAGCAGCCCGTACATCGAGACAGATGTTACCATCGAGAGGCTGGCGGAAATCGTGAGATGACCCAGCAAGTGACGAAAGCCTCCTGCGGAGACCCGCAAAGCGTCGTTGTGGCTAGGCGGCAAACTCGGTCAGACCACAAAAGCCCGAAATCGAGGCCCCGGAGCCGTGCTCGTGACGTTCTACGGCTCAACGCAGGAGAAAGCACTCCGAAAAGCTACAGGCAAATAGCCAGCAAGTTAAAATCAGCCTGCGGGAGACGGCCCACAGGGAGGTGATGGAGAGGGCTGCACGGGGACCACGAACAGCCCTCCCGTCACAATGGCTGCTCCGAAACACCCGCAGTGGGAAGAACGGCGCGCGCAAATCCTGTATGCGCGGCAGCGGCTCGACCGCTGGCGGGCATAGGAGGCAAGCATGGAACAGTCTATTTATGAGCTCTACATGGAGCAGGTCAACCCGCAGGACACCCGCGAAATCATGCAGGCAGAGGACACGCTCACCGCGCTGCTCAAGCTGGTGGAAAACCGCGAATTGCGCGACGCCATCGACCGCGCAGCAGGCCGCGTTGCCTACCTCCGAGAAGTAGCGGCATTTGAGGCCGGTTACGGCTTTATGCCCAAATAACAAAAAGGGAGGCCCGGCACAACGCCGGGCCTCCTGATTCATTATAGCCCAAGATAATCCTCAATGCTCATGCCGAGCGCAGCGGCGACGGCATGAATCTGGTAAACATCGCGCGGGACCCGGCGACCGGCCTCCCAGTCCTCAAGCGTCCGCAGCGAGACGCCGGAGAGCTGCGCCAACCGGGTACGGTTCAGTCCACGAGACTCTCGCAGGTAGATTATGCGAGCTGTAAGTGGAATAGACACCATCTTGAAATCCCCCTTGAATCTGCTATAATAGAAATGCCGGAGAAGTGAGGCATCTGCAAGCTGTTTCTCACTCCCCCGGCGTTTCAGAACTCTGGCCGCCGTCATCGGCCTTTGTTCTTCATCGGAGAGCCCTGCTTACTTGTTGAGCAGGGCTTTTACTTTTTCCACGGCCTCCTCGAGCGTTTTGCTGTTACGCATAAGCTCAAGAATTTCACGGGTCCGGTTCTCCTTTGCCTCGTCGCGAAGCACCTCGGCGGTATTCATTTCGTCGTCCATTTTGTTTCCTTTCTGGCCTTGCCACCGTACTCGTTGAGGAACAGCCCCCTCAACTGACTATATTATACCACGCGAGCGCGTGGAAAGCAAGAGCAAAATGGCAATTTCTTGAAATATTTTTGCGTACCTGTGAAAGATTTACTGCTCGATGTACCGAAAGAGAAAACCGCCCGCATGGGGTAACTTTCCCTTGCATACCTTTCCGATTGCGCTGTCATCCAGACCGGTAGCACGGGAGGCAGCAGCGATACTCGGATACTCATGTATGACCTGATTCGTCTTGCGGTCAATCTGGCAGACCGGAGCGAGCGTTGAGCCGTGATAGGCGCGGACGCTCCGGCCGTATCCGTCGCCCGGTTCTGGAGCTGTTTTGCCGCTCCACTTTGCGCCGGATGCAAGACCGCCAAAAAGAAAGCCCTGCATCTCGTAGGCGCGAGACAGACGCCCCAGCAGCGTGTCGAGCTGGTCGCGCTGGTTGCGGTCGAGAGACTTGAGGAATGCGTCAATCTCCTTTTCGGCCTCGACAACCTCCTGAATCCCGACATGCAAAACGTCGTTTTGCTCATACTTCTCATACAACGTCCGATAGACAGCAGCCACGGTACAGGCCTCCTTACATCCCGGCTATAACATCGGCGAGCTCCTCGGGAGAAGCATTCACCCAATCTGCGAGCTCTTTCTTTGTCTCCTCGTAATCTTCCAGCACAACGGCAGCAGCCTCATTCTGCCCGTCGATTGCCCGCCCGGAGGACAGGTCATCTGCAGCGACAAGGCGCAGGATGGCGACGGCGCGCCGGAGGCTCATTTTCTTTCTTCCCATTCTGCGGACACCTCCCCATCTTTGTAAAAGAGCTTTGCACGGCGCAGGCGGAACGCCTCAAGAATGAGCGCGAAAGCCGTGTCGCAGGTGGCGCAGACCATCTCGAAACCCGGCATTTCCCACAAACTAGCGTTGTAAAAAGCGGCAGCCAACTCGACGATGATGCGCTCGTTCTGGCTCAAATTGAAAGCCTCCTTTGCGGCCGTGAACATCATGTAGTCCTCGCCGATGACGGCAATGCGGAGCTCCGGCCAGCGCGCGAGCGCGGAGAGCAGGTACAGGGACGCGCCCCAATACGGATTGACGCGCCCGGATTCGGGATTTACGATGTGCGGAATCCGCTGAAGCTCAGACAGGAACGCGGCCTCGTGCTCCGGGCTTTTGTATGTGATATTTATTTCCATGCGAACCTCCTTACATATCGACCGAAACAAAATGATAGGCGTACCAGCAACCGCGACGGCGAAAGAGCCTGACGCGGGTGGTAAAGAACTGACCGGAGCACCCCATGCCGTCATAAAGGTCGTCACGGTAGGCCCGGTGCATATAGAACCATTCGAGAACGCTCTCTTTTGAGAGGGGAGAGAGCTTCTCTGGAAGCTTAACGAGCTCGACGAAAGAATCGAGCTCGTCGCGGACGATGTGGCAATCGGAAACCTGATTGACGTACCCCCGGATGTCGCGCTTGAGCTGAATGACGAAGTTCTCAACGCGCTCACTGCGCACCGGACCGGGAAACCGCTCGAACATGAGCAGGTCACCGTATGCCTCCTTGAGGCTGTCGTAATCGTGAATATCGCGGGCCATTAGGCTCCCTCCCTTTCTTCCTTTGCCTTGCGGAGCTCCTCAAGAAACTCAGGGAGCGGCAGCCGCTCGAGCTGATACTCCCGGCGCGCGGCCGGAGACAGGCCATTGAGCCATGTCTCGTACTTTACCCGCTCCTGCTCCGCGCAGGCCCGGATGCTTGCGAGAGCATCTGCAGGCGGGTAATCCTCGCCGACGTACCAAGTGATTTTTCCCTCGTTGGAGATGTGAGCAACCATCTTGAAATCGCCGTCCTCCATCACGGCGGAGTTGCAGACTGTTACGCCGTTTCCGAGACAGCCAAGGAACAACTTGAAATTCTGGGCAGCCATCAGTAAATCTCCTCCTCAAGCATCTTTTTGCTGAACCGCTCAATCTCCTCGAGAGAGGTCCACTCCGGCTTCTCGTCGTCGGAAAAGCTGTCCCACAGGATGCGCATGGCCTGAATATGATTCTCAACGCAGCAGCCCCAGAGGAACTTGCTGAAACGCGAGCCGCAGCCGAGGAAATACTTGCAGTCCTGAATACAGCGGCTCAAGAGCCTGTATCGGAACTCGGCATCGGAGCCGACAAGGTCAGTGGCGACGTTGCCGAAATAATGAAATTCTGCGTCGCCAGTGAAGTAGAGCGTGACGCTGGCCTCAAGGCTACGCGGCCAGCCGTCCGGATACGGACGGGTCGAGCCGTCAGAGAAGTGGGTCATCGCTGTTGCGGTCACCCCGATGGCGGCCTCGTTCTCACGGGGGCGGCAGAAGAACGTGCGAATCTGGATGCGCTCACACTCCATGGAACCGGCCTTGCCGATGCGGTCTGGGAACAGGGACATGGCCGGGTCATACCCGGCAGCTTTCAAACGCTCAAGAACGGTCATCAGAAGAACCTCCTATTCAAACGTATACACATAGCCGTTGTACGGAAAGGCAGCGGCAGCGGCAGCCGCCCGGGCGACCTCCTCGGCGAACTTCTTCGCCTCCTCCGGCGGAACCGTCCCAATGGAGGGCCAGCTCACGCCAAGATGAACAGCACCGTCAGGAGACGGCCGGAGCTCAAAGACCTCCACATTCCCGTGGATGCGGTTCTCATCCTGCACCTTGCGGAGAGCGGCGAGAAAATCCTCAAAGAACACGGCAGGGAAATTACTTTCGTTTGTCATAAAATACTCCTTTCAGACCTTGCTGTGGCCATCACAAGATGGGCTTCGTCCAGCCGGTCCACCAGCAGTCGAAATCTTTCAGAATCTTCTCTCGGTTCTCCGGGGTGTCAGGCAGATTGTAGCCGGAGCGGGAGTTGCCGATGAAAAGTTCCCCGAAATCGTTCAGCCCACACGAGACACCGGTACGGCTGTCCTCTTTGAAAATAAGCATGATGCAATCCCTCCTTAGTCTCTGTTCTCGCGCTTCCACATGAGGGAGTTCTGGTAATCATCTGGCCCCATCGAGACCGGCTTGGTCGTGTTGATGAAATCGGGGCAACCGAAGCAGACGAGCTCGTCGGGGTTACTGCGGGTCTGCGTCAGAACTTTGGCAGGGACGACGGTCTTCAGCGCCTTTCCGGACGGGACGCCCGGAACCTCGATGCGCCGGAGCAGCATATTGAAGTCGTAGTACCAGTCGAGATTCATGTACCGCTCCTCGCTGTCCGTGCTCTCGATTTCCTTGATGTACTCGGCCAGAGCCCCGCGCACATCAAGACGAACCGGAGCGACGCTGTCGTCGTAGCTGTCGTAGAGGGTGATGGTCTCGGCCTTGCCGAAACGAACGGTCAGGGCGGCAACGCTGCCGGTGTACTTGTAGAGCTCCATAAAAACCTCCTACCCGAAACGGGTCTTGCTATTTGCTTAACGTCCCTAAAAGGGACACACGAAAGCAAAAAAATTAAGCGACCTCAACCATACCAGCCAGACCGTAGAGGAGCTCGTGGTCCTCAAAGGAGATGCGCTCTTCCTCGAATGCACGGTCAATCTGCCAGTAGCACTCGTCGCGGTCGTTTTCGTTCTGGATTGCGGCGATTGCCTTGACCAACTTTTTGAACATATCGTTACCCCCTATCGACCATCAACCGAAATACTTGCTTGCGAACTGAGCCTTGCTGAGGGTCTTCATGTCGTAGACGTACTCGACAGCGTCTGCAACGTCCATGTCGGCACCGGTGACGAGCTCATTGACCAGAGCGGTGAAATTGTTTTCGCGGATGAACTGCTTCATGGATTCGAGAGTTTTCATAATCTTCCTCCTACCCTTTTCGGGTCACGTTCGTTCTTACACTCTTATTATAGACCCTAAAAGGGACAATGTCAAGTAAAATCTGGCAATTTGTGGCAAAAAGTTTTCGAGAATGACGCTTTTTGCGGCATTATGCACGAAACGGCGGCAGAACAGAAAGAAAGCAGGAGCCCGGAGGCCCCTGCTGATATGGTTATCCTGTTTATCCTAATGAGTTCAATAAAATCATTACTGAACTGAAGTTAGGAGCGACAGCATGAATCCGGTAGAAAGAGATATTCGAGGATATTTCGGTATCGCATCGGAAGATAGTATTCTGGAACATTATGGCACCAAACGCCACTCGGGCAGATATCCGTGGGGTTCTGGAGAGAATCCCTATCAGCGCTCAGGCGATTTTCTGTCGCGTGTTGAGGAACTGAAGAAGAGCGGTATGAAGGAGAAGGATATTCTCCAGACCATCAATGATTCTCTCCCTGAAGAATATAAGATGGGTGCTACCGAGTTCCGTATGGCACAGCGCAGAGCCATTCACGAACGCCAGCAGCTTAAATATGACCGTGCACGCGCCTTATCACAGGATGGCCTCGGCCCCACGGAAATTGGTCGTGAGATGGGCTTGTCCGAATCCACGGTTCGTTCGATGCTGAAAAATGACAAGCCTGATAAATATACCAGAACCAAAGAAATTGCCGAGACTCTGCGCAAGGAAGTCGATAAGAAGGGCATGATCGATGTTTCTGAAGGCACAAATCTGGTCCTGGGCGTCTCTGAAGGTGATTTGGACGATGCTATTTTTGTCTTAGAGGCAGAGCACGGATATCAGCGTTATGGCGTGGGCATTCGTCAGCCGACAAATATTAACCAGCAGACCAACATCACTGTTCTGGCAAAGCCGGAATATGACCAGAAATACGCATACCAGCATCAGAATGAAATCCAGTCTCTTGGCGAGTATCATTCTGAAGATGGTGGCGAAACGTTCAAGAAGCTTCAGCGGCCGAGCAGCATGAGTTCTGACCGCGTTTGTATTCGATACGGTGACGAAGGCGGTCTGGACAAAGATGGCGTTATTGAGATTCGGAGAGGCGTTGCTGACCTGAACCTCGGAAAATCGCATTATGCGCAGGTTCGTATCATGGTGGATGACAGTCATTACCTGAAAGGCATGGCGGTATATTCTGACGATATTCCTGAAGGCTATGATGTGGTGTTCAACACCAATAAGAAATCCGGCACTCCGAAAATGAAGGTCTTAAAGCCTATCAAAGATGACCCGGATAATCCTTTCGGTGCATCTATCAAGGCAAATGGCCAGAGCACCTATATTGGTGAGGATGGAAAAGAACATCTGTCGCCCATCAATAAGCTGAAAGAAGAAGGCGATTGGGACACCATGGCAAAGAACCTTTCTTCGCAGTTTCTGTCCAAACAGCCTGTCAAACTTCTGAAACAGCAATTGGATCTTACTATTGCTGACCGCAAGGCAGAATATGATGAAATTATGCAGTATGACAATCCGATGATTCGGAAAAAGCTGCTGCTTGATTTCGCAGATACTTGCGAGGGCAACTCAATGACCCTGAAAGCATCTTCTTTCCCAGGTCAGGCGACAAAGGTTATTTTGCCACTGTCCAAAATCGGCGAAAGAGAATGCTATTGCCCTACATATCCTGATGGCACTCAGTTGGCATTGGTTCGTTTTCCTCATGCAGGAACCTTTGAGATTCCTATTGTAACGGTCAATAACAAGAATTTGTCCGGGCGTAGAAATCTCGGCAATGTGCAGGATGCAATTGGCATCAACGCAAAAGTTGCAGAACGTTTGTCTGGTGCTGATTTTGATGGCGATACGGTTATAGCAATTCCAAAGTCGAGCAAAGTCGATATTAAATCCACCCCCGCTCTGAAGGATTTGAAAGACTTCGACCCCAAGATTGCATATGCCGCGCCTGAAGGAAATCCCAATGGCGTGCGTCTCATGAAGAAAGAGGAAAAGCAGAAAGAGATGGGGATTATTTCCAATCTTATTACGGACATGACTCTTCGCGGCGCACCCGAAGGCGATATTGCTCGTGCCGTCAAGCATTCCATGGTCGTTATTGATGCGGAAAAGCATAAGCTGGACTATAAACGTTCTGAACGTGAAAATGGTATCCAGGAGCTGAAGCAAAAATGGCAGATCAGAGTGCAAGAGGATGGCACTGAAAAATATGGCGGCGCATCCACGCTCTTATCCAGAAGAAAACAGACCGTTCGAGTGCCTGAGCGCAAGGGAAGTGCCCGAATTGATAAAGAGACGGGCGAAAAAATATATAAGGAGTCTGGGCGTACTTTTATTGACCCCAAAACGGGCAAGAGAGTACAAGCTATGACGGAAGTAAGTCTTATTTCCATGCACCCTAACGCACGAGACCTATCCTCCGGCACCATTCAAGAAAATTACTATGCCGATTTTTCAAATGAACTGAAGGCTTTGGCCAATCAGGCGCGGAAAGAGGCGGTAAATATGAAGGGCATCCAGAAAAGCCCTGATGCTGCCGAAAAATATAGAGCCGAAGTTGAGTCTATTAACGCCAAGCTCAATGCGGTTATTGGTAATAAGCCGAAAGAACGGCGTGCTACCATTATCGCAAACGAGAATATTAAGGCTAAAGTACAGGCTCAGGGTTTGGACTATAAGAAGGACAAGAAAGAAATCAAGAAGATTGCCGCTGTTGAGATGCAGCGTGCACGCGATTCTGTTGGTGCAAGCGGCAGCAAGACAAAGATTACGTTCACAGATCGTGAATGGGAAGCAGTTCAAGCTGGTGCAATCTCTGATTCCAAGCTGATGAAGATTCTGAACTCGTCAAAGTCGGATGAAATCATCAAACGAGCAATGCCAAAAGCAAGTACAACGTTGTCTTCTGCTAAGTTAGGCAAAGCACAAGCAATGTTGGCAAACGGCTATAGCTATGCAGAGATTGCAAAGGCTTGCGGCGTCCCTGAATCAACGATCTATGATAATCTTAACAAGTAAGAAAGGCTTTGAACTATGATTCGATGCTTTTTAACCACTGTTGATAATCCTTACAGTCCTTACGAACAGTTCGAGGACTGGTATCGGTTCGACACCGACAAGGGTTATAACTCGTCTGGGCTGCTGATGCGGATGGCTTACACCTCTGACCAGCTCACGGACGCAGAAAATGCGTATGAAATTGAGCAGGCTATCGACCAAATCGTGGGCAATGACCCGCTCAATATCTACAAAAAACTCAAACTTGATATCAAAGATGACGCTCCTGGAGAGCAAACAGCGTAAAAGGGGTATAGGGGGGTGCTTGAAAAATACACCCCCTCCCCAAATCGCGCCGGTCTTTGATTTTTCCCCGGAGGGAAAATTGAGAATTGGGTTTTAACTACTGCCGAGGTTTCAGGGTGTAGACTGTGCCTCGGTGGTTTTTGTAAGAGCTTATGGGAGGGTGCTCTCTTCAAACAACCTCCATTTGTCGTTTGTTCATTTTTCTTCTCCTTTCAAATGATTAGAAAGACACCACAACCGGCTCCCATAAACTCTTACAAAAGCCATTGAAAAGTGTGGGAAACAGGCAAGATTCTAGTACAAACCAAATCAAAACAGAATAGAAGGATGACAAAAATGAGGACAAAGAAAGCTGCTTCTGAAGACGTGGCTCCCATGCGGCCAACATTGTCCCCAGAAGTACGAGAAAACCAGATGATTTCCCTAGCAATGGATCTGGTGGAGAAGCGATTGCGTGAAGGAACGGCATCTTCGGCTGAAACGACCCATTTTCTGAAACTGGCTACAGTTAAGTCAGAACTGGAAAAGAAAAAGCTGGAAGCAGAGAACACCCTCCTTCATGCAAAAGCCGATGCTATTCAGGCAACTAAGGATAATGCTCTTCTTTACAAGGAGGCAATCAAGGCGATGCGTGAATACGGCGGGGTAGAAGATGGCGATGAATAAGAGAACATATACTGAGCTCTGCCAGTATGCGACCTTTGAAGACCGGTTCCGTTATTTGCAACTGCATGGTGCTGTTGGGCATGATACTTTTGGCTTTGACCGATACCTGAATCAAGACTTTTACCAGTCCAGAGAGTGGCGGATGTTTCGTGACAAAATTATTGTTCGGGACATGGGATGCGACCTTGGTGTTCCTGACCATGAGATTACGGACTGGGTTGTCCGAAACGGAAAGCTTATCCGACCACGCATCATCATCCACCATATAAATCCTATCACAAAAGAAGACGTGCTGGAGCACCGAGAATGCTTACTTGACCCCAACAATGTTATTTGCGTATCCGACCGGACGCACAAGGCTATCCATTATGGGGATGACAGCATTCTGGAGCCAGTATTCACAGAACGAAGACCGGGCGACACCTGCCCATGGAGAAAAACTTGCTTTTGACAATTTAAGAATTATAAAAGACGTATACTTTGAGTCGGATACCTTTGGGGGAGAATTTGACATGAAACCGATAAGAGATTATAATGTAATAAAATACATCGACTCTATCATAGGAGGAAGTCAAATGGTTCTGGAAGGAATTCTTGGCTCATATAGCGAATGCAAGAGATACTTGCTGAACGATTCGGTAGCGGACTACATTAGCTATATAGATAATGAGCCGTTCTATATTCCGCCATCTTTCAGTGACGTAAAAACCGATAAAAAACTGTCTACTCTGAAGCCGAAATTTGTTTTGCTGTCGGCACCAGGAGCGGCGGGCAAGAGCTCTTTAGCTAAATATATTGCACATCGGTTTAATGCCCTCTACTGGAATCTGGCAAAAGTAAAAGTTGGTACGAATAGCTTTGCTGGTTCAATTCTTAATGCTGTCGGAGCGCCAAAGTATTCCGAGTTTATAGCTGATATGAACATGGGTAATGTTTTATTGGTTATTGATGCTTTTGATGAAGCCGAGATCATTTCGGGGCGGAAAATGTTGAACAGCTTTATTGCCGACATTAGTGAAAGCTTATCAAACCATACGATGCCTACAGTGTTCCTGCTAGCGAGAACAGAAACAGCCCAATATATCGCTTCGTTCTGCGCAGAAAACAAAATTCCCGTTGCTCACTATGAAATCGGTTTTTTCGATGAAACTGCAGCAAAGTCTTTTATTGTGAGAAGTGTTGCTGGAAAGAATACTCCAACGAAGCCTGACATTACATGCGCAGAGAAGTATTATGATGTAGTCAATACCAATATCACACCTGAAGAAAGAGCATCTTTCTTGGGCTATGCACCGGTGTTGGAGGCAATATCTGCACATATAAAGGAATCTCCTAACCGTCAGAAACTGATTAGCGAGCTTGCAAATCAGAAGGACTGTGTAGCAATTATCATGAAGATAATGGACGATCTGTTGAATCGTGAACAGGCGGAAAAAGTGATTCCTGCATTTAAGGAAAGATGTGCGGCATCGCATCCTGAATTTTCTGATTGGGAAAAAGTTTATTCACCGGAAGAGCAGCTTGTAAGGATTATATACTTTATTCTTTTTCAGGATTGTAAGTATAGCAACTACGAGCTTGACTTTTTGCCTCCACAGTTGGTGAATGAATATCAGGCTGTGCTGGAAGCGTTTCTGCCGCAGCATCCATTTATACGTAATAGTGTCGAGAATAATGGACTATCGAAAAAGATTGATTTTACGGGTCCTGCATTTAGAGATTATACCCTGACGAAAATTATCTTAAACAAAGAACATGAAGCGTCCGCTGATTTGTATTTCGATGTTTTACAGAGTCAGTCTTATTTCCCGTCTCAGATTTTCTTTGATTGCTATATGAGAATCTCTGAGAAAACAATTCAGCCTAAACACATTTCGTATGTGTATGATTCCTTTAAGGCTAAAGCAACGGCGTATGAACGTCCGTATTTGGAATGCTCTGAGATTCCGGCATCCGAAACGGAGGACAGCAAGTGTTTGGCTGTTTTTGGGATGATTCCCGGGAAGAAGAAGGCTATAAAGAGAGAAGACTATATTGCTGAAATCAGCATGACCGGAGAGCCGATAGCTTTTGATCAGTTGATTAGTGTTTCCATTGATGCTCCTAGTGTTGATGTCCATATTGGAAAGAAGGGCGTTGACTGTAGGGTTTATAATTCATCAGTGATTTGTAGAAAGCTGATTTGGGAAACACAGAACATCAGCATAGAATCTTATAAACCTGAAACTTGCTTGTTGGTTGCTCATGAAGGCTTTGCAGGCGATGGAGTAATAATTGATGTTGCAAAGGCTGATGACTTAAAAGTCGATGCGGAAAATTTGACAAATTATTATTCTTTAATTCCTTATAAATACGACTTTGAGGACAGCTCGAATTTTGATATAGTAAAGTTTATTCATGCAATGCATTGTATCCTTGTTGAATTCAGAACACACAGAAAGGATACTTTGGCTAAAACTGCTGATAGGATAGATCGTGTTGTAGTTAGCAACAGCTCTGTAAAAAAGCAGGTGTTGGATTACTTGAAATCTTGTGGAATCCTTTATAATTCAGCCCATCTCTATAAGATTGATGAAACAAAGATGCAGGAAAAGGGGATTTCTTTTAATGCATTGTCACGCATGGATACTGTTTTAATGGATTCGGCGTTCCATGATTTTGACAAGTGGGTAATAAGCAATAAGAACTGATTCAATTAGCGCACTGGCTTAGCGGCTGGTGCGCTTTTTCATTTTATAAGGAGCAACTATGGACAGCATTCTCACTTCTGTAAAAAAGCTGTTGGGTCTGCCTGCAGACTATGAGGCATTCGACCCGGACATCATCATGTACATCAACACTGTGCTGATGATCCTTTCCCAGATGGGCGTGGGCCCGAAAGAGGGTTTTTTCATTTCCGACAAAAGCGCTACTTGGAACCAATTCATTGCTGACCCGGTGAAGGTGGAAGCCGTGAAAGCTTATGTGGCAGTCAAGGTGCGGCTGCTGGGCTTCGATGTGCCGCAAAGCAGCGTGACCAAAGAGGCTCTGCAGAATACCGCATCCGAAATGGAGTGGCGGCTGAATGTGGAGCATGACCACCCGGAAGAGTAAAGCGCTTACCTTATTATAATAGGAGACCAGAAGATGGCACTGTCAAACACGGCCACGCCGATTTATTATGGCCGGTTTCGAGAGGCCGTGATTCGGGGTGAAATTCCGGTATGCCGAGAAGTCTCCATGGAGATGAACCGGATTGATGACCTGATTGCAAACCCAGGCATCTACTATGACGATAAAGCAGTTGAAGGTTTTGTCAAGTTCTGCGAGAACGAACTGACCCTTACTGACGGCGGAGACCTGAAACTGCTGGATTCCTTCAAGCTTTGGGCAGAAGAGATATTTGGCTGGTACTACTTTGTGGACCGCAGTATCTATGTGCCCAATCCCGGAGGACATGGCGGTCACTATGAGCGAAAGCGTATCAAGAAACGGCTTATCACGAAGCAGTATCTTATCATTCCTCGCGGTGCCGCCAAGACCATGTATGATGCGTTCATTCAGAGCTACTTTCTGACCGTGGATGTATCGACTACCCAGCAATGCACCACAGCACCAACCATGAAGCAAGCAGAAGAGGTTCTTTCACCGATCCGTACAGCATTGGCTCGGTCGAAGGGACCTCTTTTGAAGTTTATGACGGAGGGAAGCCTGCAAAACACGACCGGCGCAAAATCTGACCGTGTGAAACTGGCATCGACCAAGAAGGGCATCGAGAATTTCTTGACGAACAGTCTGTTGGAAGTACGCCCCATGACTATTGACAAGCTGCAGGGGCGAAGAGACCGTGTGGCTACCGTTGACGAATGGTTGAGTTGCGACATCCGAGAAGATCCCATCAGTGCACTCGAACAGGGTGCGTCGAAGAACGAGGACTACTTGATTGTAGCTACCAGTTCAGAAGGCACCGTCCGTAATGGTTGTGGTGATACAATCAAAATGGAGTTAATGGACATCCTGAAAGGGGAGTACATCAACCCCCATGTGTCCATCTGGTACTACAAGTTGGATTCCATCGATGAAGTTACAAACCCCGATATGTGGCTGAAGGCAAACCCGAACCTGGGACAGACTGTCAGTTACGAAACTTACCAACTGGATGTAGAACGTGCAGAAAAAGCGCCTGGTTCCAGAAACGACATTCTGGCCAAGCGCTTTAACATTCCTATGGAGGGCTATACCTACTTCTTTCCGTATGAAGAAACCCTGCCACACCGCCACCGAGATTACTGGCAGATGCCTTGTGCTCTCGGCGCGGATTTGTCGCAGGGCGATGACTTCTGTGCGTTTACATTCCTGTTCCCAATGGCAAACGGCTTCTTTGGCGTAAAAACCAGAGATTACATTACTTCTTATACACTGTCGAAGCTTCCACAGGCGATGCGCCAGAAGTACGACCAGTTCATGCAGGAAGGCACACTACAGGTATTCGACGGTACCGTGCTGGATATGATGCAGGTCTATGATGACCTCGATAATTTTATTCAGCTGAATGACTATGATGTCCGATGCTTTGGGTATGACCCCTATAATGCCAAGGACTTTGTAGAACGCTGGTGCACAGAGAATGCACCATTTGGTGTGGAGAAAGTCATTCAGGGCGCAAAGACCGAGAGTGTTCCTTTGGGTGAGCTGAAGAAGCTCTCCGAACAGCGGAAACTGCTCTTTGACGAGGCTCTTATGCAATTTGCCATGGGCAACTGTATTGCTTTGGAGGATACGAATGGCAACCGAAAACTGTTGAAGCGTCGTTCTGACCAGAAGATTGATGCAGTTGCTGCCATGATGGACGCTTACATTGCATGGAAGTTGAACCGAGAGGCATTTGAGTAAATCAAACGACCTTTTGGTAGACCTCGCCGTTCGGACGAAGGTAAAGTTCCGTAGGTGCAGAAGGCTTGTCCAGTGCATCCTTGACCAAGACAAGAAGCGGAGACTCTGGCTGTGCATTCAACGCATCAGATAGTTCCAGGATTTTGTGCTCGCTTGCAGATACATCGCCTTTGAGCAGACCTTTCTTTTTGCTTTCGATTTCCTTGTTGACCTTATCGGAGAAGGTTTTCAGCGCACCAATCATGCGGTTCTGACTGAGAGCAAACAAAGGTTTCGCATCGGCTTTGATATTCGCAAGGTAAGACTTGTTCCAATTTTGCGCATAGTAAGCTTCCATAATGGTGCTGATGGCATACAGCTGGGAAGCAAGGTCAATGCCCTGTTTGTTTTGCAATACGGTTCTGGCCTGATTTTCATTGGTTTTTGCACCAACAGAATCTTCCAACTGCTCCGTGTAGAATTCCATGTCAGCCACAGCCTTGATTTTTGCACGTTGCAGGTTACCGATGGTAGCCATACGCTGCGGTTCACTGAGCATGATGGTCGAATAATTTGCAAGTGCATACTTGACAAATGTGAGTTCGGACAGCAATTCCGTGCGTTTGGAAGCCTGAAGAAATACCAGAAGGTCATCCAGCTTTCGATTGACTTCTGTTAACTTGGAACTGATATCTGCGAGAAAATACTGCCCAGTGGCGAAAGAAGCAACACTGAACATCTGAAAAGCTGCAACGGATGCGGGATCGACCTTATACAGAGAAGCAGTACCTGCAAAATGTCCGGTGGCATCCACCATCGTTGTGGACTGACCACCCTGATTCAAGTTCATCAATGCGCCATGGATGCCTTTTGGAAAACGTAGCACATACGTATTGGAAACCGCATCGGCCGCAGCCTGTGCAGGAATCAGCTGTAACAACGAATTGGCAGCAAGCCCTGCCTGCTCTGGAAACTCGACCTTTTTAAAACGGGTCGAATCATCGAAATCAGGATGGGTTTCACAAGGCGAAATTTCGCAATTGAAATCTGCAGGACGCAGTTGAGAATCAGGCATAGTTTCAGACCTCCTCCACACATAAAACAAGCGGATAGCCCAGTATAACACGGGGGGTATGTTTGCAATACTTTATAAAGAAGGAGGATGAAGCTTGTACTACAATAATCAGATTTGGCATTGGGGTGTCAAAGGTATGAAATGGGGCGTTCGGCGCTACCAGAATGCCGATGGCAGTCTGACAGATGCGGGCAAGAAACGGTACGATCGGGATGTTGCTGCCAATAAAAAGAAAAAAGATAATAGGCTGCCTGCGGATGCTTTGGAAGATCCGAATCGCTGGGTTCGTGAAGACCGTGAACGGGCAAAATCTGTTGCTGATGCAGGTAATCAGATGGCAGGTAATCTGAAAACATTGAGCGACAAGTCCATGAAGATTCAGTCCCGCAGGACAGAAAAGATGGATTTGAGCAAAATGACTGACCAGGAGATGCGGGAACGGATCAATCGCGCCATGCTGGAGAAACAGTATGACGATATGTTCAACCCGAAGAAGGTCTATTCTGGCCGGGAAGCCGTCAGTGATACTTTGGAGGTTGCGGGAAGTGTTCTCGCCATTACCAGTTCTGCGTTAAGCATTGCTCTTGCAATTCAGAAGTTGCGAGAGGGGTGAGTGATTCAAAATGGAATTGTATCACCACGGCATCAAAGGCCAGAAGTGGGGCGTAAGGCGTTATCAGTATGCTGACGGTACATACACTCCGGCAGGACGGAAGCGTTATGGTGTAAGTCAGAACGCAAGCCGAATGGAACGCATGGCATCTACAATGGAGATGCGAGTAAAAGATTGCGTCAATACTGCTCGCACACAGGTGACGGGGCGGCAGTATGTTGACGGATACCTGAAGAAGGGCACAACTTTCTCTCGGATTCAGACTTCCAAGGAGTTTGAGAACTTTGCATTCTACGCTACCTATAAGAAGGCCGACAGCGACAAGTACATGGGGCTCTTCGGAAAGAATCTGATGACACGAGCCAACTACGATGCTAAAAAGGCGGAAAAGCAGGCGAACGCTTCCGGTAGCGAAGAGGATTTAGCAACGGCTGGTGCACTGCGCGACAAGGCCAACAGCATGAAGGTCTATCAGCTGAAACTGGAAACAGTCAAGAAGCTGAAGGTGCCTTCTGATGAGAACGCCAGCGATATTACGGCTGGACTGCTGAAAGAGAAAGAGTTCAAGCAGAATCTTGAAGCATCTATTGCAGATTCTAAAGAGAAGATGCGCAGACCGACTCAGCAGGTGCTTTTCAAACAGGCAGAGAACGCTTTGAAAAAAGACCCCGCTACACTGACTGCATCTGAAAAAGTGGCTATCTATAAGGCGCTGAATCTTTCTCTGACAAATCACAATGCACAGGAAGTGGCGGCACAGAACCGTTTCTATGCGGAGTTGAGTAAGAAAGGCTACAATGCTCTGCTGGACTATAACGATAAGGAATATTCCAGCTATCATGCAAAGCGCCCGATGATCGTATTTGATACAGATTCTGTCCGCCTGCAATCGGTGACAGAGGCCAATCCGAAGGTCGTGGATAAGCTGTATATGCGCTATAATGCCGAGCGAATTGCGAAAGAAGTTGGGGCGAACACCATCGGCTACGTTTCCAAGCTGGGCAACAAGACGGTTTCGGAGTGCTCCGCTTACATGGAACGCAAGATGAGCGATTATTTGAGTTAAGGAGGAAAAATTCAAAATGGAGATGAACATTGGCTCCAGGCTGAAACACGCCTGGAATGCCTTTCTCAACCGGGACCCTCCCGGAAGCAGGTATTATGGGGGTGGCTACAGTTATCGCCCTGATCGGATGCGCTTTTCCCGTGGGAGTGAGCGCACCATCATCAATGCCATCTATAACCGCATCGCGCTGGATGCAGCATCCATTACGATCAACCACGTAAAGCTCGATGAAAATAATCGGTTTGATTCGATTATTGATTCGGGCCTTAATTATTGCCTGAATACTGAGGCCAATGCTGACCAGACCGGTCGAGGGCTGATTCAGGATATCGTGATGACCTTTTTGGAAGAGGGCGTTGCAGCAGTTGTGCCAGAGAAAACGAACTTTGACCCGCGCTATAGCAACAGCTATGAAATCTACTCCATGCGCGTTGGCGTACCTGTGGAGTGGTACCCGAATCATGTGCGTGTGCGATTGTTCAATGAGCTGACCGGGCAGAAGGAGGAAATCACTTTCCCGAAGAAGATGGTGGCTCTGATTGAAAATCCGTTTTACGCAGTCATGAATGCCCCGAACTCTACTATGCAGCAGTTGGTGCGAAAACTGGCCTTGCTGGATGTGGTGGATGAGCAGGCTGGCAGCGGAAAGCTGGACATGATCATTCAGCTGCCCTATGTCATCAAGAGTCCGGCGCGAAGGGAACAGGCTGAACAGCGCAGGGCTGACATCGAACAGCAGCTTTCCGGCTCCAAGTACGGTATTGCCTATACGGACGGCACTGAGCGAATCGTGCAGTTGAATCGCAGTCTCGAAAACAACATTCTGAAATCCATCGAATACCTGACGAGCATGGTATACAGTCAATTGGGTGTGACACAGGAGATCCTGAATGGTACTGCGGACGAGAAAACGATGAACAACTACATGAATCGCATCATTGAGCCAGTCATAGCGGCAATTGCAGACGAGTTCAAGCGGAAGTTCCTGACAAAGACTGCCCGGACGCAGGGTCAGAGCATCATGTTCTTCCGTGATCCGTTCCGTCTGGCACCGGTGAGCATGATTGCAGAGATGGCAGATAAGTTCACCCGCAACGAGATCATGACCCCGAACGAGTTCCGGCAGGTGATTGGCATGAAGCCCTCGAAGGACCCGAAGTCCGACCAGCTTGCAAACCGTAATATTGCCTCGGCTGACAAGAAGATGCCCATGCAGGGCGAAGAAACTTATGCTGACGAGTAGGGTTACGACTATGCAGATCAGCAGGAAGGAGTGTGAAAAATTCAAAATGGCAATCAATTTCGATTATGACTTTTCCGGTTGGGCGACCAAAGCCAATGTGAAGTGCTTTGATGGCCTGACCATTGCGCCGAATGCGTTCAAGGACTGCGATGGTAAGGTGGTTCCGGTGGTATGGAACCATGACCATAGCGCACCCGAAAGTGTTCTGGGCCATGCACTGCTGCAGAACCGCAAGGAAGGCGTGTACGCATACGTCAAGCTGAACGACACATCCAGCGGTCAGACTGCCAAGGCCTGCGTGGATAACGGTGACATTGACGCAATGTCCATCTACGCAAACGGCATTCAGAAAACAGGCCGAACCGTGATGCACGGTATGATCAAGGAACTGAGCTTGGTAATTGCCGGATGCAACCCCGGTGCCCTGATCGATGAAGTCGTGAAGCACACTGCAGATGGCTCCGAAACAGACAGTTCCGAGGCCTATATTTATACCGATTCTGGTCTGAGCCTGAAGCATGGGCTGGACCCGGATGATAACCCGCTGGAGGACGAAACGTTGGAGCATTCGGATGATTCCAGCGAAACCGACAAGGATAAGAAAGGAGAAAGCAAAATGGCTGATGCCAACGAGAAGACCGTCAAGGAGGTATTTGATACTCTGACGGAGGAACAGAAGAACGTGGTTTACGCTATTATCGGCTCTGCCCTGGATGAAGGCAAGGGCGGTGAGAGCGACAACAAGGGTGATGGTGAGGAGGACAATACTATGCACCACTGCTTTGAGAACGACAATGGCGGCACTGTGCTGAAGCACAGTCTGGATGACATCAACGGCATTATCGCAACTGCCAGCAAGCACGGCACTCTGCGCGATGCTTTCCTGGATGCAGGCATTACCGGCGATGAGCTGGCCCATAGCATCGAGAACATGGACTACCTGTTCCCGGATGATCACAATTTGGATACGGTGCCCCGCATCGTGGACCGCGACCAGACCTGGGTTGACAAGGTTATGAACAGCGTCCATCATGTGCCGTTTGCCCGTGTCAAGGTCATGTTTGCCGATCTGACCGAGGACGATGCTCGTGCCAAGGGTTACATCAAGGGCAACTACAAGAAGGAGCAGGTGTTCAAGCTGCTGAAGCGTTCCACCACTCCGACCACCGTTTACAAGAAGCAGCGCTTCGACCGTGACGACATTGTTGATATGTCCACCATGGATGTGGTCGGCTTTGTCAAGAAGGAGCAGCGCGGCAAGCTGAACGAGGAGCTTGGCATGGCTTTTCTGATCGGTGACGGCCGCGACGATGCCAGCGATGATAAGATCAACGAGCTGAACATCCGTCCCATCTTTAACGATGACGACTTCTACACCATCAAGGTCGTGGTTCAGCCCGGCACCAATGCAAATGAGGATGCCAAGGCCAAGGCAACCATCAAGTCCATCATCAAGGCCCGTAAGGAGTACAAAGGCTCCGGCTCTCCGACCTTCTACACCACCGATGATGTGCTGACTGACATGCTGCTGCTGGAGGACGGCATCGGCCATCCGCTGTACGCTGACGAGGCTGCTCTGGCCCGGAAGCTGCGCGTGAAGGAGATCGTTACTGTCCCTCGCATGGAAGGCCGCAAGGGTGCCAAGGGCGGCGACCTGCTGGGCATCGTGGTCAATCTGGCCGACTATACCGTGGGTGCCGATAAGGGCGGCGAGGTCAACATGTTCGATGACTTCAACATCGACTACAACCAGCTGATCTACCTGATCGAGACCCGCTGCTCCGGTGCAATGACCACCCCGTATGGCGCAATGGCCATCGAGATGGATGCCGCCAACTCTTCCAAGGCCTGATAAGGAGGTAAAACGATATGCTGAACAAGCTCTATGAGCAGGGCAATGACCTGCATGTTGCAAACTACATGGCTTACGGCAAGACCGCAGACCACAAGCTGTATGCTGACGCGGCTTTCAAGAAGACCGTGACCGAGGCTGAGATCAAGGATGCGTTCCAGAAGGGCCGCCTGATCATCGTCGAGGGCGCAAACTACCTGCTGCCCGTTGCCTTTGGTGCCACCGGCGTTGTGACCGTGACCGCAGGCGAGACTGTGAAGACCCAGGCATGGGCAGCTTCCGCAACGGCCTGATTTCTTTTGCAAATCAAGTTAGTATAATCTAACTTCAAAATGGAGTGAAATGCTATGAGCAAATGGTTTGGAAAAATCGGTCTGGTGCAGACAGTTGAAACGGAGCCGAGCATCTTTGAAGAAAAAGTGACCGAGCATGATTGCTATGGCGAGCTTTTAAAGAATACCCGGCGTGTCCAGACTGCCGACAAAGTAAATGACGACCTAACCATCGCAAATACTTTGAGCATTTTGGCCGACCCGACGTTGTACAAGCACTTTGACTCCATCAAATATGCAGAGATTATGGGTGCTAGATGGAAAGTGACAGAAGTGCAGATCGACTATCCGCGGCTGACACTTACCCTGGGAGGACTGTACAATGGCGGAACCCCGGCAGAAACTTGACGCTATTTTGCGCCAAATCGTAAAAGATGCGTGCGGTAAAGAGAATGTGTACTACCAACCCCCGGCAAATCTGCGAATGAGTTACCCATGTATCTGCTATGAACAATCTAAAATACAGAATGCCGCTGCCGATAACAGAGTTTATTTGCAGCGGATTTTTTATCAGCTGACAGTCATCGATTCACGACCGGATTCCAAAATAACGAAAGCACTTATGCAAATGGCTAAGTGCCGCTATGACCGACCGTATAAGGCTGATAATCTGTACCACGACGTTATAACGATCTATTTCTAAAAAGGAGGAAACTCGAATGGCAAAAATCGAATGGGATAAGACCGGCGAGCGCAAGTACCAGCTGGGTGTTAGCAATGTTGCTCTGTATAAGCAGGACAAGGGCGCTTACCCCAAGGGTGTGGCGTGGAACGGCATTACTGCAATCAAGGAGAGCCCGGATGGCGCTGATGCTACCGACCTGTGGGCCGATAACATCAAGTACGGCAGCATCCGTGCAGGCGAGAAGTATAACTTCACCCCGGAGGCCTACTTCTATCCGCCTGAGTTCGGCGAGTGCGACGGCAGCGCGGAGGTGGCTCCTGGCGTGACCATCAGCCAGCAGAAGCGTAAACCCTTCGGCCTGACCTGGCAGACCCTCATTGGCAGCGATGAAGATGATGAACTGGGCTTTACCCTGCATCTGGTGTGGGGTGCAACTGCATCTCCTTCTGAACGCAGCCATGAGTCCTACAATGACAGCCCGGACGCTGAGACCTTCAGCTGGGACTGCGATACCACTCCTGTCAAGGTGACTGGCTATAAGCCCACCGCCCATATGGAGCTGGATAGCACCAAGGTGCCTCAGGCCAAGATGGAGAAGCTGCTGAACATTCTGTACGGCACTGCCAACACCACCCCGTATCTGCCGCTGCCGGATGAGGTTATCAAGCTGATGACCACCTGATCCATTCAAAATGGAATCGACTTTGTAAAGGAGAAAGAAAAATGATTACCGAAACTCTGACCTATGTGGACTTTGGCGGTACCGAGCGTACCGAAGACTTCTATTTCAATCTGACTGAGGCAGAAGTGCTGAACCTGTCGCTTTCCAAGGAGGGCGGCATGGAGGCGTACATCAAGAAGATCGTGAACGCCAAGAGCCAGCTGGAGTTGGTTAAGCTGTTCCAGGATGTTCTGCGCATTTCCTACGGCAAGAAGAGCGAGGACGGCTGTCGCTTTGAGAAGAGCCCGGAGATCTTTGCAGATTTCGAGGCTACTCAGGCCTATAGCGATTTCTACATGTCGCTTGTCACCAATACGGAGAAGGCAATTGCCTTTATCAATGGTCTGTGCGATACCAAGCCTACGAAGGCTGAACCCGCACCTCAGATCGCAGGCAATGCGACTATCGCACTGCCTAACGGCTAACATTTAACAGCACAGGGAGGCAGGCAGAATGCTGAAAATCACAATTCCTAAACAGGAATATTGGGATGCACGAACACAGGAATTTGTGCAGCTGAACGCTGTAACGCTCCAGTTAGAGCATTCGCTTGTCTCCCTGTCTAAATGGGAAATGAAGTGGCATGTTCCTTTTTTCGGTAACGATTCACTGACAAGGGAACAGATGGTCGATTATGTACGGTGCATGACGGTTACGCAAGGTGTTGAACCGAGCGTGTATCTTCGACTGACAGAATCGAACATGACAGCCATTTACAAATATATGGACGAACCGATGACGGCTACCTGGTTTCCGGGTGAGCCAAAACCGTGCGAGCCCAGAATACCGCAGAAGAGTAAGCCTCGCCCTAAGATTAAGGTGAAAGTAAAAGCCTTAACAAGCGAGGCAATTTATGCGCGTATGTTTGCCGCCCACATTCCCTTGGAATGCGAAAAGTGGCATCTTAACCGACTATTCACGTTGATTCGAGTTTGCAACGAGGAACGGAAGCCGCCTAAGAAGATGAGCAAAAGCGAGGCTCTTAGCAGACAGCGTGCATTGAATGAAAAACGCCTGAAGGAATTTGGTACGAGGGGATAAACGATGCCAAAAGTGGTGATGTTTCGACAAAAAGGCGATTTCAGGCGAACGAGCGATTTTTTGAAACGAGCCAACAGACTGAATTTGGATGCAATCCTGAATCAGTATGGTCAGGAAGGTGTGGAAGCATTGCGTGCGGCAACGCCGAAGGACACCGGAACAACTGCAAACAGCTGGAGCTATGCCGTTCATAAGGGAACAGGCTCCATCACCATTACATGGTCGAACTCGAACATTGTGGACGGTGTGCCCATTGCGATAATTCTGCAATACGGACACGGCACCCGAAACGGCGGGTATGTGCAGGGAACAGACTACATCAATCCGGCAATGAAGCCGATTTTTGATAAAATCGCTCAGCGAGCATGGGAGGAGGTAAAGAGAGGATGAGCAGGGAAATCGATGAGCGTGTTGTTCAAATGCAATTTGACAATGCGCAATTCGAGAGAGGAACCCGGCAGACTATGGGCACCTTAGAAAAGCTGAAGCAGTCACTTCAGTTCAAAGGCGTAGAAAAAGGGTTTGAGCGCATTAGCTCTGCCTCCCAGAAGGTCGATTTTTCGGAAATGACCAGAGCACTAGAGTCTATCGAGAGCAAGTTTTCGGCTGTTAATGTAATTGCCGTTACGGCACTGACCAGTATTACCAACAAAGCCATTGCTACCGGAGAACGACTCGTAAAGGCTCTGTCGCTTGACCCCATCATTAGTGGCTTTCAGGAATACGAAACCCAGATCAATGCGGTTCAGACGATTCTGGCGAACACATCGAGTAAAGGTACTACGTTGGACCAGGTCAATGCTGCGTTGGACGAACTGAACCACTACGCTGACTTGACGATCTACAATTTTACGGAAATGACCCGTAATATTGGTACATTTACAGCAGCAGGCGTTGATCTGGACACATCAGTTGCGGCTATCAAGGGTATCGCCAACCTTGCAGCCGTATCTGGTTCGACCAGTCAGCAGGCCAGTACGGCCATGTACCAGCTTTCTCAGGCACTGGCTTCTGGTACTGTGAAGTTGCAGGACTGGAACTCTGTGGTCAACGCAGGCATGGGTGGCCAGGTATTCCAAGATGCGCTGAAAGAAACGGCTCGTGTGCATGGTGTTGCTATTGACAGCATGATTGCAAAAGAAGGCTCCTTCCGTGAAACCTTGTCCAAGGGATGGCTAACTTCTTCTATTCTGACCGAGACGCTTCAGAAATTCACCGGCGATCTCAATGAGGAAACCTTGAAATCCATCGGCTATACCGATGAGCAAATCAAGAAAATCATGGAGATGGGCAAGACTGCAAACGATGCTGCAACGAAGGTTAAAACTTTCAGTCAGCTGAAAGATACCTTGGCAGAGGCATTGCAGTCCGGCTGGACCCAGACTTGGCAGACTGTTATCGGTGACTTTGAAGAGGCAAAGGAGCTTTTTACAAAGTTCAGTGATGTGTTTTCAGACCTGATCAACAAATCGTCCGAAGCCCGTAATACGGTGCTGGAGGGCGGTCTGAACAGTGGCTGGCAGCAGTTGCGCACCGCACTGGGCGACAGTGCTGACTTTTATAGTCAGATGCTGGAAAAGGTCATGCTTGCAAACGGTTCCATCAGTCAAAAACAGATCGATGATGCCGGTAGTTTTGCCAAGGCTTTGCAGCAGGGCGGTGTTTCTGCGGAGCAGCTTCAAAATGGATTGGATGAATCGACCCAGCAGTTGCAGGCACTGAGTAAACTGAGCGACAAGGAGCTCATGGCAAAGGGGCTTGACCCGACGCAGGTTAAAGCTCTGGCAAAGAGTTTTGAAGAGGTTAATCAGAAAATCGCTGACGGCAGTTTGAATCTGGATACGTATTCAAAAAAGATTGGTGAACTCTCTGGCCGAGAGCATTTGATCCAGTCTATTTGGAACATTTTTGAGGCTATCGAAAAAGTTGTTCAACCTGTGATGAAGGCATGGCAGAAGATGTTTTCTCCTGTCAACGCCGAACAGATTTACAGCATTGCCGAAGCAATTGACAGCTTTACTGCAAAGCTCAGCATCAGTGATGAAACTGCAGATAAAATCGAGCGAACGTTTAGTGGCGTTTTTGCAGTGCTGAATGTTGGAAGAAATGCACTTTTAGCCGTTGGCAAGGTTCTGGGAGAAGTATTCAATGCTGCATCTCCACTTGCTGGCGGCTTTTTAAGTATTACAGCAGCACTGGGCGATTGCTTGGTCGAGATGGCCGATGCGGTCAACAATTCTACCGTATTTAAGACCGTTCTCGATGGTATCCACTGGATTATTGGGAAAGTGTCCGAAGGAATGCAGGCCTTTGCAGGGGTATTGACCAATGTGTCGAATAACGTCTCTGTCGTGTTCGACCCGTTAAAGACCCTTGGCGAGTGGTTCATGTCTTTCATCAACTTTATCGCACCAGGGCTTTATACATTTGGCTCTTCAGCGGATAAAATCTTCAAGGAGTTTGGCGCAAGTGCAAAAGAAGCCTTTAATAGTCTTGACACCGAGAAACTTGCGAATGTTATCAACAGTGGCTTAGTTGTGGGTATTCTTGCCGGTGTTAAGGGCTTCCTGAAGGGAGCGCAAGAGCTGACTTCCAGTGCAGGTGATGTTATTGGAAGCATTAAAAACACCGTTAATGCTATTAAAGATGTGCTCAACTCCCTTGGTGAGGCAATTGATGCATGGAAGCAGTCCAAGAAAGCCGAAACAATGATGACGATTGCAAAGGCTGTTGCCATTATGGCGGCATCTTTGACAGTGCTATCCATGATCAAGCCGGAGCGACTAGCTGGCGGGATTGGCGCACTTACTGCAACAATTGGTGAACTTGTCGGTGCATTTTTGCTGCTCGATAAATTTGGCGGAAAAACGAAAAGCGCTAAGCTTGGTGCAATGTCAGTGGCAATGGTTGCTATGGCATCGAGTACCCTCATTCTGGCAGGAGCTGCTGCAAAACTGGCATCTATTGACAGTGGAAAGTTGGTTTCGAGCATTGTTGCTCTTGGCTCTATTATGGGCGGGCTTACTGCGGTTTCGGTCGTGCTCTCCAAAACTGGCGGTAAGTTCATGAAGGGCGCTACCGGCATGATTGCCTTTGCAACAGCTATTCGCATCATGGCGAGCGCTGTAAATGCTATGAGCGGACTGAGCTGGGACCAGATGAAGGTTGGTCTTACGGGAATCGGCGTTCTTTGCATTGAACTGGGCGCTTTTCTGGCAGTATCAAAGTTTGATAAGCTCGGCGTTTTGAAAGGGACTGGACTTATTCTGCTGGCAACTGCTCTGAACATTCTTCAGTCTGCAGTTGCAAAGTTTGGCAGCATGAATTTGAACGAGATTCAAAACGGATTGATCGCGGTCGGCGCTGCGCTGGTTGAGTTTGCGGCATTTGGAATTGTTGCAGGTTTTTCAAAGAAAATGCTTGCCAGCTCGGCTTCCGTGCTCATTCTTTCCAGTAGCATGGTCGTTCTCAGCAGAGCCATGAAATCCATTTCCGGTTTGGACGGAGAGGGCATAAAAAAGAGTCTCATTGCAATTGGTGGCGCTCTTGCAGAATTCGTCCTTGCGCTGAATTTGACCAAGGGCACCCTCGGTTCAGCGGCTTCGCTGACTACCATGACCGTGGCAATCAACCTTCTGGTTCCGGCTCTGACAGGACTTGGCAATCTGAGCCTTGCACAAATCGGAACGGGACTGCTGGCAATTGCTGGTACATTCGGTGTGGTTGGAGCTGCGGCAATGTTACTTGCTCCAGTAGCACCTGTTGTTATTGGTCTTTCTCTTGCGATCAGCGCACTGGCAGTTAGTGTTGGTGCGATGGTGGCGCTTACAACCGCTGCGGACTTCTTTGGACAGTTGGGCGAGAGCTTGAGCGCCTTGAATGGTCTGAGCTTTCAGGTGTTCCTGGCCAACATCAAGGCTGTGGCATGGCTGCTGGTTGAATTTGTAGCTGGTATTTTTAAAGGACTGGCTACGATTGCCGGGACCATTGCAACTTCTATTGCAGCTATTATTACGGCAGTTTGCAATGGCATTGCGCAGGCAGCACCAAGTATTGGTAATGCACTGGCTCAGCTTATCGTGACGGTTTGCAATGTTATCGTGCAGTGCAGTGAGCCCATTGGACAGGCTTTGTTCACGCTGGGTACTGTAGCAATCCAGACCATCATCGATTTGATTGCATGGGCTTGGGATGGCGGTGGCGGCGAAGGAGGCGGCATTAAGGGTGCTTTAAGCAGTTTGTGGGCGAACATTACGAGCTTTATTGGTGAGAAATTCAACCCTGCAAATTGGTTCAAGGAAGGCAGCTTGCTAGATGGGCTATTCGGAGCAGCCAACAAAGCAGCAGACGAACGTGATGCTACCGAGTATGGCAAATCTGTTGGTGATAAACTGGCAGAAGGCATGAATAACAGCCAGAAGGATGTTAGGGAAAGCAGCGTCAATCTGGCCAAAACGGTAGAGGATGCTACCAGAGAAACAGCTGGCATCAATTCCCCTAGCACCATGATGGAGGAAAACGGCTACTGGCTGGATATGGGCCTGGCACAGGGGATGGAAGGTTCTGCTGGTATGGCTGCTATTACGGCAGCATGCGGCAATATTTCTTCCACCATCAATAGCCAGTTCCGAAATTATTGGGGTATTCATAGCCCGAGTACCGTTTCTCAGGGAGATGCCAGCAATATTCTGGCAGGCATGTGCGTTGGCTTTAGCCAGACAGATGAAGTGCAGAACAGTCTCTTGGCATTGAATGGCGGCATCCGTTCGACCCTTCTTAGCGGCATGGATACAACCAAGACTGATGTTACGAATAAAGCTACCAATATTGCTGGTGCCCTGAGCGGCGTGTTTGGTGGAACGACTACAACAGCCGAGGATATTCTGAAAACGCTGGGTGGTTCTGGTTCTACGACCACAAAGCCCACTACGACGGGCCGCACCAGCCCGACGAAGAAAACCGGAAAAACTCTGGCGGAGCAGATTGCCGAGAATTATTCCAAGAAGCTGAAAGCCAACAAATATTTGTTGGAAGCAGCCGATAAGGAATACTCTCTGTGGGAAGCCCGCGAGGGCGATATTGCAACCAATGAGCAAATTGCCCAGAAAAGAAGCGAATATATTGGCACAAAGATCACTCGGCAAACCAGCCGTGTGAAAATTGCGCAAGAGCAATATGACGCGCTTCTCAAACGAGTGGGCAAGAATAACGATAAGACACGCGAAGCCTACAACACCCTGATGGACGAGCAGGCTACGCTGGAAAATCTGAAGAAAACCCAATACGAAGATACATATTCCGATTTGTTTGACCAGTATGATGACGAAAGCAGCACTGCTGAAAACGAGTACAGCTTCTGGAGCAGCAAGTACGAAAAGACGGCAACTGCTGCAGAAAAGTCGAACAAACAAATCGAACTCATCAACAAGAAAATCGGGATTCAGGCTAAAGCACTGACTACGGCAGAAGAAGAATACACGAAAACCAAGGCCGCGTTCGGTGAGGAGAGCCGTAAGACCCAAGAGGCATATGCGCGGTATTTGAAAGAGCAAATCGAGTATCAGCAGTTGGTGAACAGCCTGAACAATGCTGAACTTGACAGGTTCGATAAACAAAATGAGCGCTATGCTTTGGAGATGAAGACATATTCCAACCAGCAGAGCATTCTTCTGAAGCTGTTTGAAGATGGTGATTACGGTGTTGTGACCTCTACCATCAACATGGGTGCTGCTCTGCGAAATATGTCCTACCAACTGAAACGCACCACGAATGCTTACGACAAGTATAACGAGTATGTACAGGCCGGAACGCAGAATACGGATGATGGCCTGGCAGCTCTCCATGAACTGCAGGACGAGCGTTATAGCTTTATTGGGTATGCGGAAGCTTTTGCTGATGCGCTTAATATGAGTGATGATGCAAAGAAGGTTACCATGCAGCTTGGCATTGCCATTGCTGATAACTGGAAGTCCATCTCGAACGGATTCAATAAAGCATGGGGCAAAGTGCAGGAGTCGTATCCGGCAATTGCGCAGAAGCTCTCAAATTTCATTGGCTTGTATATGCGCGACGGTGCCGCGGAGACCATTACCGCTTCGATGTCTGCTGTTGTAGCAGCCATGAATGGCGATTATGGTACAGCCATCAGTTCGACCATCAGTGCATTACTGAATTTCCTTGGGTCTGACTTTGGAAAGACTCTGATGGATACGGTTAAGAATGGCTTTACGACATACATGCCGAAAATTGCATCTTTCATTGGTAAACTCTTTGAGGATGGCGGTTTGCTGGCAGGTATCGGTAAGGTTGTTATGGGGCTGTTTGGAGAAGGCGGTGCATTGGCAGGCGTTGGAGAAGCCGTTATGGGTGTTCTGACAACCATTGCAGCTGCTATTGGTATAACGGTACCAGAACTCGGACTAATTATGTTGGCGATTGCTGCTATTGGTGTGGCTGGTTTTGCGCTTATCAAAAACTGGGATAAGGTAAAAGAGTGGTTTGCCAATTTTGGTGAATGGATCTCGAATCTGTTCCAGAATATTGCTGAGGGCATCGGAAACTTTGTGTCCAACTTGGTGGAAGGCATTGGTAACGTATTCAAGAAAATCTGGGAAGTCGGCAAGAACATCGGTCAGGGTCTTTGGAACGGTGTGACCAGTGTAGCTTCCGGCATCTGGAATGGCATCAAAGGCTTGGGCAGTTGGATCGTGAATGGCTTTAAGAGCATTTTCGGTATCCATTCGCCCTCGACTGTTATGGCTGAGCTGGGCGCTTACATGGGACAGGGCTTTGCAAATGGCATCGCCAGTACCGAGGATGGTGTGAATCGTTCCATGGACGATATGACCAGCTCTGCACTTGACATTGCCACGAATGCGGCCCAGATGCTCTATGATGTTGCAACCGGACAGGAGACTGCTGAACCGATTTTTACGCCGGTGCTGAATCTTTCTGACTATGCATCTCCGACCAGCTGGGCAGCTACACAGGCATATACGCCTTCTGCTGAAACAGCGGAACGTGTGTATCGCAGTAATGAACTTGCACAGAGAATTGGCGGAAATCAAAATGGAGCGTTTACGAAGTCCCAGTCGGACAATAGCGATGTGGTAAATGCAATTAGCCAGCTGGGCAATCGCGTGGACCGAATGGCGGAATCGATCAGTAAAATGAAACTTGTGCTTGACAGCGGAAAGACTGTTGGCGAGTTGGCACCGAAAATCGATTCTAACATGGGCGGAAGAAATATTCTGGCAGAAAGAGGGGTGATTTGATTGGAACGCGAGTATTCTGTGAATTTTGGACAGTACAACACGTGGTCCGATTGGCACCTCACGCCTGCAGAACGCCCCATCGTTGTGCCTCCGACCGAAAAAACGCATAATATCGACTTGCCGGGTGGCAGTGGTGTAATTGATGCAGCACAAGCATTGACGGGCTACCCGGTATTTAACATGCGAGAAGGAAGCTGGGATTTTTATGTAGAAAATGACATCGAACCCTTTATGACGATCTACAGCAAGGTGATGGCCGCACTTCAGGGCAAACGACTTCGTGTTAGTTTGGAAGAAGATGCGGCCTATTTTTATGAAGGCCGATGCTGGGTGGACAATCCCAAACAAAGCAACGGTCACACCATGCTCACCATAAACTACAGCTTCAACCCGTATAAGCACAAGTTTGCAGACATTGGGAAAGTTGTGAAAACTGCCGTTAATGGCAGCGCTACTATTTTCTCTGGTTCGGTCAGCAATTATACGGGCGAGCCGATTTGTCCGAAATTGGGCATCGAATTGTCTTCTGGGGATACTATGTCCATCGAGTTCACAACATCTAGCAGACGGTATACAACATCGCTTGCAAAAGGCACATGGGTTGATCCCATTATCATGCTGATACCAGGGGAAACGACGTCTATTGTTGCGAAAGGCTATGGGACAGTGAGCTTACAGGCGATTGGAGACTAACTATTAAAAGTCAAGCCCCAAAATGAAAAAATCCCCTAAAATC